CAGAAGCGTCTCATCTATCAGCCCCCGGAAAATTTCCAGATACCCTTCACCATCATTGCTGGGCTGCCCGCTGGCTTCCACAAAAGCAGATTTTCCCACCAGGTTGACGCTTCGCACGTAAAACCAGAAATCCGTCCCCGGCTTAATCCGGCTCCCCTGGACAGTCCACTGACTGCCGGACCCCAGATAACGGGCAGATTTTTCCACCTGTGCCGTGTTCGTGATGCGTTTTTCTGAGAACCAGAATTCAAACTGTATCGTCGGATCATACACCGCAAGACGCGGGACCGCCGTTATCTGAAAATACCCCGGCGTCAGCTCAATGGTGGCGGGTTTTGCAGGTGCGTTAATCCGGAAGGTGGTGGTGGCAGGTTCACCCTGCTGGCCATAACTGTTTATCGCCCGCACCGTCAGGGTGTATTCCCCCAGTGGCAGGCCACTGAAACGGTGCTCCGTATCGGCAGTGATGGCGGTGGTCACCAGTCTGGCATCCGTTCCCTTACCACTGGTCAGGCGCAGACTGAAGCGCACGCCCTTCACCACCCGCGGCGTGTCCCATTTAGCCTGCGCCAGATACTGGCCGTCAGCTGCGCTCACCTCCACCGTCAGGTGCTGCACTGCCGGTGGGATGACGCTGTTCAGGGAGCCTGACTGCGGCTCAAAGCGGGCACCGTTATCCACGATGGCTTCTTTTTCCGGTACGTGCTGCACCGCCGTGATGGCAAAGGTGCCGTCCGTGTTTTCCCGGACGGAGACACAGCGGAACAGGCGACGGCGCAGTGACGGCAGGGAGAGTCCCCACACCCCGTATGTCTCCACACCATCCGGCAGGGTGCTGACCTGTATCCGGTCCGGCGCGGGGTGTGCGGTGATGGCCACGCTCGCCGGCTTACCGCTGCCGTTAATCAGATTAACAGTGGCCGTGCCGGTCTCCGGCAGTGTCACCTCCCGGTCCAGCGTCAGGGTACGGCTGGCGGCATCGATGGACAGGACACGTCCGCCGGTCATGGTCCCGGCATAGTCGTTATCACAGATTTCAATGATGTCACCGGGTGTGTGCCGCAGCCCCTGAGACCCGAGCGTGAAATCCACCGTCTGCGTTTCCAGCAGTTCGGTCTTTATCACCCACAGCCCGGCACGGTGGGCCTGCCCCCGGCTGGTACAGCCGAACGCGTCCATCTTCAGCAGGTTGCGTCCGTAGCGCAGTATGGCTTCCGGGTCTTCCACCAGTTCCGTGGAGGTCTGCCAGCCGTTCTGCGGGTCGGTGTAATTCACCTCCACCGCCGTGTGCCGGTCCTTCAGGGCACTGAAGCTGTAGCGGAACCCCACGCCGTTATCATCCACCACCACATCGCTGTTGGTGTACGGCCACACCACATCCGACGGGCGGTCCTGAACGAACGTCAGCGTCTGACCGTTCCATACCGGCATACAGCGCATCGCAGAGCAGAAATCACTGAGAACGTCCCACGCCTTACGCTGTTGTGCCAGGTACGCATTAAAGGTCATCCGCGGCTCGGTCCCCCCGAAACCATCCGGGACCGTCTGGTCGCAGTACTGCCCGATGGCATACAGCGCCCACTTGTCCACATCCGCCGCCCCCAGACGTTTTCCCATGCCGTAGCGCGGGTGAGTCAGCATGTCCCACAGGCACCAGGCCGGGTTGTTGCTGTATGCCGGTTTCAGACTGCCGTCCCAGATACCACTGTACGTGCGTTTTTCCGGGTCATAGTTTGACGGCACCTGGATGATGCGACCGCGGATATGGTAGTTCACCGTCATCTGCTGGCCGCCGAACTGCTCCGCATCCACCTGCAGCCCCACAATGGCCGTGTTCGGGTAGCACTGTTTCACATCGATGATTTCGGTGTATGACGACCACAGCGTTCTATTCTGCAGCTGGTCCGTGGTGCTGTCCGCCGTCTCCCTGACCATCCGGATGTTAAAGGGCCGGGGAGGCAGATTATCCAGAATCACCGAGGCCAGGAACTGTGAGGTGGTCTTGCCGTTAATGGTGACGTCCTTTTCCGTCACCCAGCGGCCATTACGCTGTAACTGAATCAGAATCCGGACAGAGGAAGGATTACGGTCGCCCTTTGACGTGGTCTGCACCAGTGACTGCACCCCGAAGGTAACCCGCAGGCGGTCAATGTTCGCGGACGTAATGGTGCGCGTCACCGGTTTTGCCTTCGTCACTTCCACGCCCAGTCCGGTTTCAGCTCCGGAGGACTCAAAGCCTTCCGGTGGTGTCTGCTCCTGCTCCCCGGCACGCCAGACCGCGGTCACACCGTGTATCACGGGATTACCGTCCGTGTCCGTCAGCGGGGTTTTGTTCACCAGGATACTCTGCAGTCCCTTCACCGGACCTTCTATCGGTCCCTCACCAATCGCATCAATCACACTCATCATCTGCGTGGATTTGAGATTATCCTTCGCCTCACGAGGCGTGTGTGCCTTACCGCCACCTTTTCCCATACAGCCTTCCCCTGAATAAATTAACCGCCACTTGCCATTCCGTACAGAAGTCGGATATCCTTCGCCCGAAAAGCATGAAACACATTTCTGCCATGCTAAAGAGAAACCCCGGTATCAGCAGATACCGGGGTTTTCTTTCATGCCCACCGATAATCCTGTTGGTTAAAACCGGTAATGGCATAAAAATTCTGAATATCTTCACATTTTCACAAAATCCCTGTGGCACTTATAATTTCTCTGCGTTAATTTTTTTTGTCGTGACATAAGAATAATTATCTATAGTTGATCTTCGTAACGCTCCCGCAGCTCCGCAACTCTGCGGGATTTTTTTATTCTTTTTACCCCTGCCGCCCGATAACCACGACCTTTCCGCCCCCGCCTTCATCACGGGTGCTGATGTCCTGGGATATACGGCGGGAGCCAACCAGCATTTCCCCGTAAGGCACCGGCATCGGGTTCCCCTGGGCAATCATGTTATCCAGCGAGGAAAAGTACGTGTTCTGTCTGCCGTTATCCGTTACGCGGTAATCCGGTGTTTTTGCCTTCGGGGCCAGCATCTGTGCCACACCGCCCAGTATCATGCTGGCCCCCAGTGAAAACAGCATCGTGGTGGCAGAAAAACCACCGGCTGCCAGGGCTGAACCCCATAACGCCATCGAGGCACCGGCCGTGAAGAAAGAGCCCACGATGGCTGCCGCCCCCAGCACAATCTGCAGTCCGCCCTTTCCGGCTCCGGCCAGTCGCGGCACAATGTGGATGACCGTTCCCTCACCCAGCTGTTCGTGAAGACGGGCGTACACCGCCTCCGGTGCCGTGTCATCACCGGCAATACGTATCTGGTACCAGCCTTCGTTCATCTGACGGCGAAAGCCCGGCACCTGTAACGACAGGGCACGGATGGCTTCCGCTGCCGTGTTCACATACAGGCTGAGGCGGCGGCCAAATCGTTGCAAATCCCCGTGAAGGCAGATGCGTGCCAGTGGCGGTGACGCCAGACAGAATGCGTTCGTCGTTGCCATTTTTCGGAATACCTCTCCCGTTTACTCAGTTGTTCAGGCAGATGGTGAAGCAGCTCACCGTTGCCGCAGTAAATGGCGGCATGGTTCGGTACCGAAGCACCAAAGCAGCACAGCAGAATATCGCCCGCCTGTGCAGAGGACAGGGGCACCCGGTAAAAGCCGGTGACCGCCATATTGTCCAGGTAAAGGTTCTGACCGTTGCGCCACCAGTCATCCTCGCGATGAAAATCCGGCATTTCAGTCCCCGCCAGATGGTATGCATCCCGGAACAGGGTGTAACAGTCCGTCACCCCGTGCTCAAAGCGCCGTCCCGTCAGGTGCGGCACGCAGCGGAATTTGTGAATGTCACCCCGGCAGACCAGCCACCAGGGCAGTGCGCTCTTTATCTGCAGCCGCCGGTCCGCCTCGCTCAGCCAGGGCAGACCACCGGGATGACTGTGGACCAGCGCCACAATCTCCCCCTGCATCTCTGCCCGCAGCCAGTCTTCCGGTGCGATACGAAAATACGCCTCCGGCTCTGCGGAAATATTCACACAAGGGATATACCGCTCCCCCTCCGGCGTGCTTATCACGAAGCCGCACGACTCCGCAGGCGCACACCGCCGGGCATGCGCCAGAATCGCTGATTCAGTCTGTGTCATAAACCGGGATTTACTGCGAAAGTTTATTAATGGAAAGGAAACCGCCAAAATTGCCGACATTCCTGCGCAGTTCACACCCGCGCATGCACTTGCTGCATCTGTCCTTACGGATATCCGTGGTGGGTTTATCGAACTCATCCGCCACTGCCCCGCCCGTGTAACCACACTCATCAGAGCGGTAGGTCCACATACAGGTGTTCGCCAGCATGATACGACCGGGAAACAGCGCCCCGTCCGTCTCGGTCGGTGTGGCCAGCACAAACGAGGCCGTCATGGCTGTCAGCTGCGACATCTGCTCCACCACCCAGCGGTCACTCAGCTCCTGCTCCGGGTCCGCCTCCGGATTGCCCGCAACGAAATTCACCGCATCCAGAAAACGGGCATACACCCGGCGGCGGACCACCGTGGCCCCCACCAGACTCTGCAGGTCTTCCGCCATCCCGGTGACCAGACCGAACAGATTGGACACCGTCAGCGACGGTCTGGCACTGCTGCCCCGGCCGCTCATCTCAAAACCGCTGCCGTCAATCGGGTATGCCTCATACTTACGCCCCTGCCAGGTGACCGGCTCCCCTTTTTCATTCAGCTCATTACAGAAAAAATACCGCTCACCGCCCTGTACCGTCAGGTCGATTTCCCAGAGTACCACCCGCGGTGACTGCTCTGATTTAACCGACTCGTTCAGACTTTCTTCGTGAATATCCTGCATCAGTTCACCACCTGCTCAATCGTACAACTGAAATCACTGTACCTGGCGTTATCTGTGACGCTCCACTCCCGGCATACCACCCTCACCGTCCGGTTATGTTTCGGCGGTCGCCACAAAAAGGCACGGTAACCACCATGCCAGGATAAAAATTCATCCAGCCAGCGCCGGGTTGGTTCATCCGTCACCCGGAACACCGCCTGAAACGTCTTCAGTCTGGCATTAAGTCCCGTCGGTCGGCGCTGTTCATAACCGTCACCAAACCGAACCCTCACCACCGACGGTTTCTCACTCACCTGCATCCCTTCACGCGGGACCAGATGCAGCGTTTTTATCTCAGCCACTCAGCATTCCTCCGTCACGTCGCATGGACAGCATCACCGCCTGCACCCGCTGGTCAATCAGCTGCACAAGACTGCCTGCCGCCTCCGGCCCTATCTGTCCGTTAGCCCCGTCATTCTGAATGGCGATGTGGTAGACCGGGGAATACACCAGACCGGCACTGCCGTTCATACTGCCCACCGCGCGTACGCCCAGCGAGCCATCCGCCGCCCGGGTCAGGGGCATAATGGCTTCAGGTCCGGCTTCCCCCATCAGCCCGGCCCCTTTTGCAAACGCAAAGTACGTGGGCGTGTCCACAATGCTGTTGCTGTACGCACTCAGGTTTGCCGAGGTATACACGCCGCCTTTTGCATTGGCCACCGCACCGCCCAGCCAGTCACCAATGCTGCCAATAAATCCTCCCGCACCGGACATACCGTTTGCCGCCGTCTTAATTCCGTTGACAATCGCGGCATTCATAAGAACTTTTGAGATTTCCTGCAGTACGGATGAGGCCCAGTTGCGCCATTCCACTTTGTTTCCGTTCAGCATCTCCGTGATGTTATTCACCAGTCCTGAAATCCCCTCCGTTGCCAGCTGTGCTGCCTGAGAGGCGTAATCGGATGCATTGTCCACCCAGTTACTGAGCCCCTCCTGCAAGCCTTTCTGCCAGTCCGCACGCTGCGCATCCGATTCGGCATAAAAGGCTGCCTGGTCCTTAAGGCGTTCGCTCAGATACTGCGCGTTCTGTGCCCGTGCCTGTCTGTAAAAATCCTCACTGATATCCCCGGTCTGATACTGAGACTGAAGGTCCGCATCCTTCTGGCGGAAGCTGTCGCGGATCTGCTGCAACTCCCGCATGCGTTCCCTGGCTCGTTCTCCCTGCCCGTACCCCAGCAGTTCGGCTTCATTTGATGCACGCGCAGCCACATTATCATTCTTCAGGGTCTCTTCCCGGGATCGCAACTGTTCCCGGATTTTTTGCTGGTCAATCAGGGCCGCGTTACGCAGCAGTTCCTGCTTCTGCATCTCCGTCAGGGTTTTCAGTTCTCCCTGCGCAGTCTGGTACTTCAGCTTCGCCAGTTCTGTATTCTGACCCGCCAGTGCCAGTTGCTCTTTCTGCTGTTTCAGTAGCCGGGAAAAACTGTCTTCCGCTTTTTCCGTCTCTGATTTTCCACCCCGGGATTTAGGTTTGTTCGCCTCGTTATTACGCCAGGCTTCCAGAGCATTACTGATATAACGCTGTCTCGCCTCCTGATACGAATCCCCCACAAAACCGAGGTCATCGGCCGCATACCCCAGCCGGGCACGCTCTTTTTCTTCCCCTTTCAGTCTGGACAGGGCCAGCTCACGCTCTGTTTTTGTCAGGGCGCTCTGCTGTTTATTATCCAGAGTGGTCTGTGGCAGCCGTAACGGCACATTCACCAGTCCCTGCCGCTGCTGAAGCAGTTCATTCCCCAGCCCCAGCAGACGGTTGAATTCCGTATGCTGACCGTTCATAACCAGCATGGACTGGTACACCTTATTCTGCTCTGCCGCCTGCTGACGAATTAACGCCACACGACGGTCTTCCAGCCCGGCAAGCACATCCTGAATGGACTGCGCTTTTTCCTGCATCTGTGCCAGACGGGACTGCTCAACGGCAAGCTGCTCTGTTGCCTGAGAAAGCCCTTCCGTTACGGTCTTCACCGATGTCAGATGGTTTATCATGAATCCGTCACCGGTTGTCCAGCCAGGGTTAGCCAGAACATACTGATATCCAGCGATTTTTTCCTGCAGGGATTTCACCCGGCTGGCCTGTTCATCAATCAGCCGGTTCTGCTCTGTCAGCGCCGCCCGTGTTCGTCCTTCATTATCTGAGGCTTCAGGCAAAGACATTGACGGCGTTTTATGCGCGATTTCATCTATCGTCAGTGCATACTGGCGCGCTGACTCCCTGGCCTGCTCCTGATTCTGGTACAGCGTATACCATGCTGCTGCCCCCAGCATCACCAGTCCGGGTACGCCACCAACCAGTCCCAACGCACCAGTCATCAGACGTGAACCCACCGCCGTTGTACTGTTCAGCGCATTCTGGGCTGCGGTTCTGGCAGCAATATTTCTGTTCAGGCGTTCCTGTGTGGCCGCCAGACGGGCTTCTGCAGCAATCTGCATCTCCGTCCCGCGGGCTGCCGCCACAGCCTGCTGTGCACGGTACACGGCTGCCCTTGCCCGCGCCGTGGCAATCTGCGTCCCCCTGAGCTGTGCTTCCGCCAGTGCCACTTCATTACGTGCTGCCGTCACAAGTCCTGCCGTGGCAGACACCGCTCCGGAGGCCATATTGCCAAAGTACCGGGCAACCCCGACGGCAACCAGCGCCCCCGCTGCTGTTGCCACTGCATCAATATGTCCGGCCACACCATTCAGCACGCCGGAGAGCGTTTTCGTCGAGCCGCTGGCTTCATTCACACCGCCCACCCAGGCCATAAAGGCGTTTTCCACCTTCGTGATACTACCGGAAACCGTTTCCGGCATGGCCGCATATTCATCACGTAATATCCCCAGCTGGCTGATTAACGCAGGGACCACTTTATCCGCTGTCAGTTTTCCGTCATCCGCCATTGCCTTCAGATCTTTACGGGCCACACCCATCCCCGCAGCAAGCGCGCGGATCACCCGGTCGCCATTTTCGTTAACAGCATTAAATTCTTCGCCACGCAGTACACCCTGTGCCAGTGCCTGGCTGAACTGGGTGATCACCGAACCGGATTCCGCAACTCCAGCCCCTGACAGTTTCAGTCCTGTCGAAATGGCCTCCGTCACCTTCAGCACATCATCAGCACTGTAACCATATTCACGCATTGAGGCTGCCGAGCGGGCAAACAGGGCCGCATTATCTGAAAATGCCGTGCCCGTCCGCTGGCTGATATCCATCAGCACTTTCTGTGATGACGAAAATTCATCGGATGACTGCGACGCCTGTTTCAGTCGGGCATTCACGGAACTCCATTCATCGGCCAGAGAAATCAGGTGCCCGGTGGCAAAGGCACCGGCAAATGCCCCCGCCGTTCCGGCAGCTGAAGCGCGGATTTCCGTCAACTGGCTGTTCAGCTCAGCCAGGGCGCGTCGCTGCTCCCGGGCGACTGCGGCAGCCTGACGCCCGCCATTCTGCAGGGTCCGATAATATTCACTGCCCATGCGGGAAGCCCGCTGGATCTCCGACTGGAATGACTGCGAATTTGCCGAAATTTTGATAATCAGTTCACGTAACGTCGCCATTCACCTTTCTCCGGGCGTAAAAAAACCGCCTCAGCGGTTCTCATCATTCATGACTGTGCTGCAAAGTTCAGCGCGTCTTCCAGCGCCGCAAACGGATCCACCTCCGGCTTATCCTCATCCTCGCCCCAGCAGAGCATGGCGTCCTTCAGTGCAACATTCATCCCCTGTGCCCCGAAAACCGCTTTCACGATCTGTGCATTACGGATATCCCCGCGCTCATCACCCAGCGGGGATACCCTGTCGAACTCCATCCACATCATCGCCTCGCTCGCACTCAGGCTGTGCCGCAGTTCGGATAAGGTGCGCCCCAGACGGAGCGCAAGTCGCATCAGAAAGCGAATTTCCGGGCGGGCTACTTTTTTCTGGCCGACTCTGCATCAGCGATCAGTTCCAGTGCCTGACGCAGCAACCGGGCATGTACCGGACCATAGACGGCCAGCACCTGCTCACGGTCGTCCGGAGTGAACACCCGCTGCAGATCCGTATCACACAGGACATCGCAGAACAGCGTCACATCCGCTTCCAGGTTACGGCGGGTTTTCGCCACCACCGACAGGGTATCGTCATCCTCTCCATCACCATTGAGCACTTCCTGCCACAGATACCAGGCCTCTGCCGAAGGCTCCCGCAGCACCACGCTGACATTACCCCATTCCGGCACCTTCACCGTTTTATGACGAAACCCTGACAGTCTGGCCAGCGCCAGCGTTTTCAGATCCTTTTTCATGATGACCCATCCCCTTATCAGGCGGCTGCGCTCACTGTCACGGTGCATTCAAAAGACGTCACACTCTGTGCTTTCTCTGCCGAATCGGTCACCACGCAGGTATATTTCCCCGCATCAGCGGACTGCGCACCTGGCTTACTGAAGGTGTCTGTCGTCTGCCCGTCAACCGGCTGACCATCCTTCTTCCAGGCGTATTTATACGGCGGCGTTCCCCCGTTGGCACTGACTGACATTGTCAGCAGCGCACCGGTATTCACGGTAAGTGTTTTATCCAGATTTTTCACAAACGCCAGCGGTACCACAAAGGACACCGGTTTGCCTTTCAGACGCAGTGAGAACGTTGCAGCCACCACGCCGTTGGTACCGGATGACCAGGTGTGCTGACGCACTTCCGCCAGGAATTTAAAGCCCTTACCGGACGGAAACAGCACCTTAAACGCATACAACGCGTCATTGTCATAGGCATCACGCAGGGCGTTCTGGGCCTGATTCAGATAAAAATTACCCGACATGGAAATCTCAGACGACGCCCCCAGACCGTTGATGTTCTCCTGCTCTGTGGAGCAGAGCGTGGTCACATCAATATCCTGTTTCTGACCGGCGGTGAACTGGACTTCCTTGATGGTGCAGTCCAGGCGCAGATATTCCGCCTTATCCATAGTTTCAGCAGTCGCCGGGGCAGATGAAATCATCACCTGCGTCAGCTGTGAGCGTTCATACAAAGCAGACATTCTGCCTCCTGATAATAAAAAACCCGCACGCGGCGGGGTATGGTTTTGTAGAAAAAAAGAAAAAGTCACACCGTGACCTGAAACTCCAGGGTTGCACGGTAACAGCGGTTTTCCGGAATATAGTCCTGCATTTCACTGACGGATCCCGGGGCCAGCAGCATTATGGCTTCACGGGCGTCCTGACGTATCTGACGCGCCTGCGTCACAGTCCCGGCATAAACGTCTATCTGCACCGACACTGAGGACTCCGCCTGCCCGCCCATCACGTCCGCTGACACCGATGAAATCAGGCTGAAAACCACCCACGGAAGCGCCACCGACGGCCTGCCATCCAGCAGGGGGACCACATACGGGTACACCTGCCCGCCGGCAAGATGCGCCAGATGAGGATACAAATCCGCCTCCGTCATCGTCTCAGTACCTCATCAATGGCCCGGTTCATCCGCGCAATCGCCACCTGAGCTGCCTGTTCACTGCGCACATCAAACGCCGGGCGCACAAACGGGTGCGGTGGCATATTCACGGTCCCCATTTCCACAAACCGCCAGTAGAAAGCATTGCGCGGGTTATCCGCCTTCATGGTGTTATCGCTGTTACCGGTGTCCGGATTAACACCACGGATATGGACACCGGATTCCATCCCGCCATCGCGGGAGCGCCGGGAAAGGATCACCACATTGCGGCGCAGTTTTCCCCTGCGTACCGGTGCCCGTGACACCACTTCTTCTTTCAGCACATTCGCACCCGCACGGGTTGCCTCACGCAGCACCCGGTTATTTTCCGCACCACTCAGAAGCTGCAAATCGCGGCTGATGTCCTCCAGCCCCGAAAAATCCAGCAGGGTTTCGATCATTTTTCCCCTCCCAGCCGACAGAGAATTTCCAGACGCCCGCCGGTCGTATCCGGCACGGGCAGCCCGACAACGTTCAGGATCCGGTCACGCCATGGACCACTCAGCACATGAAGTCGTGACGCTGCTGTGATTTCCCGGCCGGACTGACCGCGCACCCAGATGCGGATTTCCGCCTGAGCCATTTCCGCACCGGACTGCATCCGCTCCCGGCTGCTCCTGCCCCGGATATCCGCATGAATTTTCCCGCATGACACCCACTCTTCCGTCATTTCTCCGGCAGCATTACGGGTTAACACCGGGTTCAGAACACTTATCATCTGTGTCAGACGACCTGCAGATATTGCCATCCCCCCCCCTCCTCATAACACCGTCGGACAACGCAAATCGTAAATCAGCACGGACACAGAAAACGGCAGTTCCCCCTGCACGAGGTCTTCCCGCTCCGCAAGATCCGGATTCCGGTACAACATCCCGGTCAGGCGCATGGCAGCCCCCTTCATCCGGGTTAATGCCTCGCCCGGGATCAGTTCACCGTCCTCACGGATTACCTTATCCCGGCTGCCCTGAATGTAGGCCAGCAGCACAGCTGTAGCCTGACGAACCTTGTCCATCAGCATGTCATCATCCGCGTCATGGTCAACACGCAGATGAGCCTTGATTTCTTCCAGTGTCAGTAATGCTGTCACTTTCCACCTCCTGCATCCCGCCCTCGTTTTGCAGCCAGGGTCCAGCCTGATGAATGAGCTTCTCCGGGTTTATCACCGGTCATGCTGTTGCAGTGCCACAACGAGCCCCCCCACGTCACCGTATCGCCGGGGTGGTAGGTTTCGCCGGTTCTGAATACACCGCGATAGAGCATCACCGGCAGGGAAAATGTTTTTTCCGTACACTGGCCACTGCTCTGCCGGACCACCACAGTGAACGACCGTTCGCCGGTCATGCTGACGTCAATATCGGCCACCCCGTCAACCAGGCATTCCCATCCCCGCATCCCGTGCGTTTTTTCATACGCCCGCCAGAGTCCGCCCTGGTGTGTGGCATACGTGCCCCGGGGAAAGGATTTTTGCTCATCAATCGCCGGGAATATTTCCAGTGCCGTAGCATCACGCCCGTCCTGTGGAGCCGGCAGGGCACTCACCGCATCCAGAACCGCCTTCTGCAGAACTTCCGGATCGTAGTCACGACCGTCGCGCGGAACGGGGATATGACTCACGGCATCCGTCACCATCTGCTCGAGCATCGGACGCACATCATCCGGTGTGATACTTTTTCCATCTGCCGGTACCGGAAGTTTTCCGACAGCGTCATTCACCGCCCTCAGCAGCACCTCCGGATCATAATCACGACCATCGCGCGGAGCAGGGATATGACTCACTGCGTCCTTCACCATCTGCTCGATCATCGGGCGTACATCATCCGCAGTGACACTTTTACCGTCCGCCGGTACCGGTATTTTCGCGACCGCATCATTCACCGCCTGCTGCAGCACCTCCGGATCATAATCACGACCATCGCGCGGAGCAGGGATATGACTCACTGCGTCCTTCACCATCTGCTCGATCATCGGGCGTACATCATCCGCAGTGACACTTTTACCGTCCGCCGGTACCGGTATTTTCGCGACCGCATCATTCACCGCCTGCTGCAGCACCTCCGGATCATAATCACGACCATCGCGCGGTACCGGAATGGCCCCCACGGCGTCATTCATCATCGCCTGCAGAACAGGGCGCACCTCATCCACCGTCACATGCTTCTGTAACAGAGCAGACAGGGAAGCCAGTTTCTCTTCAAACGCCCCCGACTGTGCGGCCATCTTCTCCTCAAATGTGCGCTGTAAATCCGCCAGCACCGTGGCGAATTCTTCACCCAGCGCACGGATAATGGACAGTTCACGCTCTGTCATTTTCGCAGTATCCCCCTGAACATCGCCTTCACCGCATCACGCTCTGTTTCGCTTATGGCCTTATTACCGTCAGATGCGCCGTCAGGCAGCTGTGATGAAACTGTTTTCCCGGTCGACGCGAACGGATCCTCACGGGCATCACGACGGGACAGCGCCTCCAGACTGTAGTTCTGCTGCTGAAGATACAGTGCATCACCGCCGGCCAGAGGCGGCAGGTTCTCCCGTTTACGGGCCTCATTGGGCGTGAGAAGCGTATTTTTCACCGCATCCCCCAGCGTTTTCATGCGCCGCTCACTGTCCATTCTCAGCAGCGTGGTGACATCAAATTCTGTACTCTCGTTTTCCCCCGTTTCCAGCGCCTCATCCAGTAACAGTTCAATGGACTCAATCAGCGTCTGCAGGCACTGGGAATAATACTGCTGCTCCAGCGCCTCCACGTTGTCACTGGAAGGCGGTTGTCCCACGCCAATCTTGTAGGCCGGGACACGGAACACCGAACAGACAATTTCAGCGGTCATCTTCAGTTGTTCCACCGTCTGCGCATCCACCGGTGAAAACGTCGTGGGGTTGTATTTTGCCCCGTTGCTCAGAATGGCCGTTTTCCCCGCATTTTCGCCTGTATACCCGCTGTCCCAGTTGCTCTTCAGTTTTTTCGCATTTTCTTCCGTAATACTGCCGGGGATCTCAATCACCCCGGACGGCCTGCCGCCATTTCTGAAAAAAGACGTCGAATTTTCCTGAATATGATGCCCCTGCGTGGCCGCCAGCCCGGCAGCATACACCGGCGGCAGCCCCACAAGCGGATGAAAAAAACAGTTAAACCGGTCGTGGATCACTTCCCTGGCAGGCACCGTCACCGCCTCAGTGATCCCGCAGTTCCGGTCCGGTGTAATGCGATAGAACACCTCGCCGTCATCCGCCACCAGAGGTTCAACCCGGCTCCAGTCCAGAATACGCAGTTCTTTGATCTGCCCCCGGGAGTTACGGATTTTCAACACCACCGTATTGCCGTGACGCAGTTTGGCGTTCAGCCACAGTTCAAAAAACTGGATACGATTCTGCTGTGCATTGGGACGACGACAGAGACGGGCAATATCCCCCTGTCGTTTTTCACGGCGGATCCCCTGTGTATCGGTCTGCATCAGGCGCAGCCGCATTTTGGCGATATCCTGGGATATCAGCGAAATGCAAGAAAACACCGCGTGAAAGGACAAAACGGTTTCCGGATCGGCTTTCACACCCTGCTGCCAGGCACCGGCAAAAGGCTCAGCCACCGCCTGAAACAGGCTGGTCCAGCCCACCTCTTTTACATCACGTCCTGATTTCTGGTTTTTTCGGGTTCGCCGCAAAAGGTTCCACATTCGCCATGCTCCGCATCACGTTTCTTTTTCTGACCTGCCGGACGTCGCACTGTGATGTACTCCGCCTTCCCCAGGCGAACCAGCACCTCCGCACACGGCTGTGCCACATCACGGATATCCCCGGCCCGGGCATCATGCGTGCCCTGCAGATACTGGATTTTTGCCATCAGTTACTGCGGGAAGCTCGCGCCTCCCGCCCTCCTCATCAGACTCAGCCGCCGGACGCAGTTCCGTAGTTCACACCGGTGATCACCGCCACTGCCGCGGTACGGCGACGACGCCAGTTGATCCAGCGCTCCGCACGGATGGCCACGCTGCCGGTCTGGAACATGGAGACCAGCTCCACCGGTGACGGTGTGCTGCTGTCGCTGGTCGGTTCAGACTGCATCTCCAGTGACGCTTCACGGGACATATCCACCGCCACACCGCCGTCATCAGCCAGATAAATATCCGGCGCATTCACCAGCACCAGCTGGTCACCCACGTACTGGGAGACAATCACCGGCAGGCCCTGGAAGGTGCCGCCAAGCAGGGTCATGTCCGGATATTCCTTCTGACCCAGCGCATTTTTACGCATGGACAGCGCCAGGGCATTTGTGCTGGACATCAGCCAGACCGCACCGGTGGGCTGCAGGTTTGCTGCCACAAACTGACCAAACGCGGCTTCCGCATCCGTATCCGGGTTACCGGTTGATGCCGTGCCCTTCACATCATGGGTGATGGACGCAGGGGAAACATCGGCCACCGCCGCTTTTTTCGGGTCCACAAAGTCTGTGTCCAGACGCGCCACCACCGCTTCCGCCAGTGCATTACGGACCAGCGCATCGGCGGCAGGACTGGAAAAACGGATCAGCTCTTCCGTCAGTACCGCAATAGCCGCCACCTTCGCATGACTGAAGGTGATGGATTCAAAATCAAACTTCGTCAGGGGTCTGGCCTTACCCTGCCCCACCCAGCCGGCAGCACCACCGGACACCTGGGCATGCACGCGAATATTGAACGGCACCTGACGAAGTGCCGGGATCCCGCCATGACCAAATCGCCCGATAATGGTCTGCGGACGCAGATAATCAATAAAGTCCTGCGCATATTCCTGATATTCAGACAGGCTGCCTGCCCACTGTGGGTCCGTGGTGGTCCCTGCCCCCACCGCCGACTTCAGGACATGATGCAGACGGCTGTCATCCGGATACTGACGACGGGCCACTTCCAGGGCTTCAGAGCGGACACCTTTAGCCGCGGCCAGTGATTTGGCAAAGCGGGCGAAACCAATCCCCTTCTCCAGTTTCTGCTCAACACGGATCACCGGCGCTGAAGCCACCGTGGCCACATTCCCGTTACCGGCCTGTTTCACCGGCTGTGCCGTGGCGGCCTTACTGGTTTCCAGTTCACGCAGACGCTTCAGGTGCGCATCCACCTGACGGATTTCCGCTGCGGTGTTGTCGTAGTGCTCTTCCTCTTCCACATCCAGTGTGCGGCCTTCCTCTGCGGCTTTGGTCATGACCTCCTCAAGGGAGGCTGCCAGCGCCGCACGCTTGTTTTCAAAACTTTTAATCTGTTCACCAGTATTCATTGCTGACTTTTCCTTATGAAAAGAGGTTATTGACTGTGCCGAAGCGCCGGCAGAAGATGCGATTTTCACCACCGGTTTCCGGTTGCCGGACGCGGCAGAAAACGGGCGGTCGAAAGATTTAATGGTCTGGATGGTGCATTCCGCATTCGCGGGCACGGTGACGGCAGACACCTCCATCAGCTCCCAGCGCAGAAAATGCAGTCCGCCTCCGTCCAGATAAGTGTATTCATGGGGCCGGAAGCCCACAGAAAGCCCCCTGACCAGCCCGGTCTTAATGGCAGCCCATGCCTCATCCAGCCGGGCAGCCAGTTGCGACGGCATATCCGGTACGGGCTTCACCAGTGTTGCCGTGATTTCCAGCCCTTCCCTGATCCGACGCACCGTACACTGGCCTACAGGGCGGGAATGGTCATGCTGCCAGAGAAACGGGATCGTACTGCCAAACTCCGCCCCCTCCGGCTCCAGGATGTCACCATCCCGATCCGGAGAAGGCGTTGACGCAATCCCGGTGATCACCCGTTCATCCTCACTGAAGGATTTCACCGTCAGCAGGGAACAGGCCCGTTTAAGAGTCACATCAGCCTCCTGAAAATAAAAAAAACCGCCGCAGCGGTTCATGATGGTTACAGGGTGAGCAGGGTTATATGAAAAAAACCTCATACGCTTTCTTTTTCGGTTCCGGATTCAGGGACATCAGGGACACCGCATTGAAGAGCGCCATCAGCGGGTCAATTTTTCCCCGTCCGCTGGCCTGTTTGGTAATAAGGATGGCGTTACCTTTAGGCTCCACCCGGGCATTGCCGACACACCAGGCCATCAGGGGCTGGCCACCATGCACCAGTACCCCTTCAGCCAGTTTGCGCTCGGTGGTTTTGATGGCCCCGCCCAGCTTCCAGCCCTGGCTTATCCCCACCACAATTCCGTCGGGGATCCCGGCTTCCGCCAGTGAATCCAGAATCTGCCCCACCCCTGACGGGTCAATACCGATATGGTCCAGTAACTCAGCCTCATGAATGCGACGCACATATTCCGCCACTTCCGCCGTGTCATCCCCGACACGCCGGACAATGGTCATATCTCCACAGGCAACAAGATCCTGAAACCGGGACGCCTCGCTCTTCCGTCGGACCACCGCGGTTTCATGCGCCCAGGCATGGCCCCAGCCCAGCCATTCGCGGGTCTCCCGGTCACGCCCAATCACATACATCCCCAGCAGATCATCCAGCCCTCCGCCGTCAATCCCCACCGTCACCACATCAGCACGACGCAGGATATCGTCCAGGCTGATACAACGGCCCTGCTCTTCCCAGAAATCAGCCCCCGCCCAGCGGTCAGAGCGCAGGGCAAGACCAATTTCCACATTGGCGTGTTTTGACATGAACCCCCGGAATGTCTCTTCACCGGCTTCCCGGGCTTTACGGTACTCCCGGTACAGAAAGGCCTCATCCACTGAATAGCCGAGATTCGGATTGACCATGGCGAGGTTTTCCATCAGCAGGTGAGCCCCGCTTTCCACCATTTCAGGAGGGTGTTCAAATATCACCGGCAGAAAGTGCGGATCATGAATTTTGCCGTCGCGCACATCCCGGGCGTACTGCAGTTTCTGTCTGAACACCCCGGCAGGCGGTTCATTCGACTGGGTGGTCGTATACACCACAAACCCTTCCGGGCGGGAGGCAAGGCCGCCTATGGCTTCACGTAACATGTCCTCCGCCTTGCACTGCTTGCCAAACAGCCACAACTCATCAATCAGCGTACCCACGGACTTGATACCGGACACCGTATTCGGATCGGCAGCCACCACCTTCAGGGTGGTGTCTGTCACCCTGTGGGTGATGGTCCGGATATGGGTCTGTACCTGGCAGAGGTCATCCAGATCATCGTCACGTCGTACCATATCCCGGGCAGGGTTGAAGGCGTTGGCCGCCACCTCCACAGTCGGGGCCAGAATCGTGTAACCCGCCGCCTGCCGCCAGTTCAGTAACAGTGCAGTCATCATGATCCCCGCGGCCAGCGTGGACTTCGAGTTTTTCTTGGGGATAAGGATAAAAACTTCCTTGATATGGCGTACACCGGTCTGCGCATCGTAGGAGCCAAACAGGGCCGCCACCAGGTCAAACACCCACGGTGCACAGGACTCCCCGAACGTCGGGCTACCAGGTGCATCCACAATCCGCAGTTGTTTAAAAATCGCCAGGGCATGTGCGGCCTCGTCCGGATAAATCGGATCCGGAATAATCGACAGCCCCTTTTTCAGGCGCTCTGCCCAGTCCGGGCAGGCTGTGCTCCATACAGGTATCATCCGTTGCCCTCATTATCGTTATTCACCACCAGTCGGGGTGGCGGTGGCACCGCAAAACGGTTAGCCGCTTTTTTCGCGGCATCACCTTTTGCCGATTTTTTCCCGGTATCCCCTTTTTTATGGTGCGTGAACTGCGCCAGACGCCAGGCCGCATCCAGTGCCAGTTTCGGATCAATGCAGAGGTTTTCCACCAGGATCCGCCCCATGGCTTTCACCGGATCGGGAAGACCATCCTCCATATATTCAATACCAGGAGACATCACCGCGGACGGTGGCATCTCCGGATTATTTTCGTCCGGCTGAGGTATTGCAGCCGCCTCACGGCGACGGGGTTTATCCTCCTGCTCTGATTTTTTCTGCCGGTAAACAGGAACCTCATCCACCTCCACCGTCTCGCATTGTTTACGGGCTATAAACGCAAGCACCTCCGGATCTTTTGCCAGCTGCGAGCCTTTAACCCTGGCGGTCTTCGCCGAATAACCGGCGGCAATGGCTGACGCTGTTTTGTTTTTCCCGGACATGAGCGCCAGCGCAAATTTTCGTTTTTGCGTTGTCAGCACAGCCTCCTCCCGGGTCCAGAACGCACTCAGCCGGGTATGGTTCAGCCCATTTTTCCCCGGCGTCTCATGCCGCAAATGTTAACTGCTGCCTGGTTAACATTTGCTGAAAAAGCCTGTTAACATTTTTTCCGCACAACAAACTGAATAATAAAGATAAAAACCGCAAAAATGCCCGGGCAGCCAGTTAACATGTTAACTGCCCTGAAACGGGAATTTTTTCTCTGCGTGAGAGGGGGCGCGGTGTCCAAAGCGATCGTTTTTTACGCCGGATGATACCCCCCCCGGGTCGGGTTACAGTCCGATGATGTCGTCCGCTCTGTCACTACCTCCGGACACCTCCGGCAGCGTCGGGTCCGGCATACCACCCGCCGCTTCACGAGCAGACTTTTGTCGATGGCATTCGGTACAGAGCGTCCAGAGATTCGTCTCCTCATTACCACCACCGAACTGAAGTGCAATTCGGTGATCGAGTTCACTGTCACAGAGGTCAACCACACGACCACAGATACAGCACTGCCCGGCGTCCCTCAGCCAGATATGACGCTTGAGGGAAACACGTGCACTGCCACTGACACGACGCTGTTCCCCCTTCAGAATATTCACCCGTCGGGTATTCAGTGTTTTGATTCTGCTCTGGAGTGTACGAAGCTCAGCCATGTAAAATCCCCGTCATATGGCAATCAGTAAAGGAAATAAATATGTCATCGAAAAACCGGACCCGCAGAACCACAACCCGCAATATCCGTTTCCCCAATCACATAATTGAACAAATCAACATAGCCCTTGAGCATAAAGGGTCCGGTAACTTTTCAGCGTGGGTTATTGAAGCCTGCAGGAGAAGGCTGGCAACAGATGCAACGCATCTGCGCCCGACCAGCATGACAAATAACGAGAAATGAACGTTCGGTTTCTTCCACCATCGCACCGGACAGGCGACTATGAGGGGACAACGCCGCGCTCCGTTAACGCGGTAAACCCCGGTGTGTATCGTTTTTGATTATCCCCGCACACTCGCGCAGAGGAGTCTCCCTGTCGGGCTGCGGTCTCTGTTAATGCAGGAATACGGCGACAATACCGCGCATGGATAATAAGGTCGCTCAACACACTGGCTGTAATGCAGCGGATACCATGCGGCATTTAGCGGCATTTAGCGGCATTCATCGTACACTCCACGGTTAGCTCTTCATTCGTGGCATTCACCTGAAAGGTCCGGGAGTGTAATTGCGTACATTTACCACTGAACGAACCTTCAACAAGAACACGACCACGCTGCAAAATACGGAACGGAATTGTTCCCTGAAAAGGTTCTACGGTTACCCGTAATTTCTTCATGTATCCTCCGGATAATAAAAAGCCAGCTTAGTGCACTGAGTGCGGATATATTCCTGCGCCCCTTCCAGCTGCTTCTGCATTGTCATCAGCCGTTCTCTGAGGATGAAATAATCCCGTTCAGCGGTGTCTGCCAGTTGGGGGCCGGTTGCATTATCCACGCGGGCGGTGCCGGTGGCTTCACGCACGGGACCTGGACAGGTGGCGTTGATACGCAGGCGCTTACGACCAGCGGCAACGTCAGCGCGAAGAGTTTCATTTTCAGCTCTCGCATCGGCTAATTCCCTCGAGTATTTTGCATCGAGCGCAGCAACATCACGCTGACGCATCTGCATGTCAGTAATTGCCGCGTTCGCCAGCTTCAGTTCTCTGACATTTTTGTCGCGCTGGGCTTTGTAGGTTATGGCGTTATCACGGTAATGATTCAGCCCCAGACTAAGCGCACCACAGGCCACCAGCAGGGCAATGATGACCACGCACAGTACGCGGTTCATTTCACCACCAGCGTATCTGACCGATGAAATAACCGGAGGCCATAATCACAAACACCAGCCAGATAAGAATGAACTTCCAGGTGGATAATTTTTCAGCCATCACTCGAATCTCCCGAATCAGTTTGCTAAAATCAAACACACTTTCTCCTTTGACTTTTCCAGAGTCAGGAAACACAAAACCCCGCTTGCAGCCAACAAACGGGGTTTTTACTTTTATTCACTTAGTTTTTGTCAGTTCGCAGGATTTCGTGTTATCCGTCCGTGTGAGCAAACCGCATTTTTCAGCAAAATATTCTGCTTATCTGTCAATTCCCCAGCACGCCAGCGCACTCTCCTGGTCGCGACGGGATACCTGACCGTAACAGTTGTTTGAACGAATACGGCAGTCTCTGCCACCGTCCTTAATCCACCAGCGAATCGCTTCGCAGGCACCTTTTCGATCACCTGCATTAATTCGTCTGTAAAACGTCGACGGGAAACACTTACCGGGACCAATGTTGTACGGACAGAATGACGCGATCCCCGCTTTCTGGGGTTCGGTCAGTGGCACTCTGATGTTTTTCTCCACCCATGCCAGCGCCTTATCACGCTCAATGGCGTTAACCCGGTCGCATTTTGCCTTCGACAACTTCATGCCTGGAACAACAGGTTTACCATCCACCATGATGGCACCACGGCAGATGGTCCAGATCCCCGCACCATCACGGTATGCCGTGGTGTGGTTACCTTCCTTTTCATCCAGAAACTGGTCGAGAATGTCAGGCGCAGGCGCACCAGCGGCAATCAGCGCCAGAACGGCAGCCGACAGGCCGTATCTGATTTTTGCGTTCATGGATATTTATCAGGATTTATCGGTTTCTGCCCACGGACAGGTTTATCTGTTCCGGTCAGTGAATTAAGGTTGTGATTCCGGTGGAGTCTTCAGAGAACCAGTAATTCTTCCCGGTAGATTTCCTTTGTAGGTTATCCATACATTCTGCGCCTCTAAAATCACGGGGCGCTTTTCCGGCAACGGTTCGTTCCCTTCACATAACCCGGCAGCAACATCCATGAAAAACTGCTTCGCCTGCTTTTTCGCCTCAGCTTCGTAAAACTCCAGCGTGGCACCTTCAGTACGGTCAAGACTAATCGCCACATCTGGCAACAACAGTGACGGATACCCACCAACTTCCAGTGCCACAGTAACAGTAATCTTATCCGGGTAATTATTTATCCCTTTAACAACCAGTTCGTATTTTTTCTTCATCGCTTTACTCTCCCCGCGCCGCCTTACGCCGGTCCTCTCTGATTTTGAAATACAGGTTAGTCAGATATGTCAGCAGCCCAAACAGCAGACTCCCCAGCACGCCTATTGCCGCCCACTGAGACGGGGAAACCCTGTCCAGCAACTGCAGGAACCAGTAGCCCGTTCCCACCGCTGACGTGGTGTATGACACACCTGTTGTGATTTTTTCCATCTGGTACATACCCCGTCTCCCGTTATCCGGAAGCTCACAACAATATAAAGACCACCGGCACACACCGATGGTCCCTTGCGCAGGCTTACATCATCATGTCGCTGTCAGGTGTGGGTTCACCGCCATCTGAAGCACTCCCGTCACCCGCGATACCTTCCGGCTCCGGAACCGCTGGTACGCCCAGCAGCTCATCCAGAATGGCATCCACTTCTGCATCAAGACGCGCCTCAAGGTTCTGGCGGAGTTTCTGTTTCAGTGCGCTCAGGACTTCTTCAGAGCGCAGGACTTCCTTCACTGCCTCAGCAGTGACCAGGGATGTGATTTCTGACATGGGATTTTCTCGTTGAAAGGTGTTGTCAAGAAAGTGACTACGGAATGAGCGGATCTTCGGGTTTGCTTCCGGCTGACTGACTGGCGCTGATTCTCTCAGCGGCCCTTTTATCAATCTGCCTGCGCCAGAAATCGCGCACTGCCCTGTACCCACCCGAAAGAAGATACATAACACAGACTGCCGTACAGAAGTACAGCATCACCTGATGAATAAATGTCATAATTTCTTACCGTTATGGTTGACAATGAGAACTGTTTTCATTTAAAAAACCGATATACGAAAGCATCTTTTCTTTACATTCTCCATTGGAATTACCTCCGCCAGCGTCCATTCCTGCCGCTGGCGGCTTTTTTTATCATGCCGCGATGTCCGCGTTGTTCACTTCCACCTTCACACTGTCAATCAGCAGCGTATATGTCGCCGCCTTTGATATGCCTGTCAGTTGCAGTTTGTCCGCCGCCCCTGATGCCGGAGATTTCACCAGTGTGAACGGCGTCCCCCGTTTCTCATCCAGTACCGGCGTCACCTGAATGCTGTTGTTTCCGGCAAACTCAAAAGCCAGTGTGTGCCATCCGTTATCAAAGACCCCGAACGTATCCAGCTTCGCATTCGGCTTCTTGTGGTGCATCGCGTTCAGGTTCGTCGCATCCGTCTGCAGAAAGAAGGACATCAGCATGTCGTTGCCTTCCTCTGCCAGCGTCACTCCCTCCGGCAGGGACGACAACTGCCAGTAAATGCCCAGGGCAAACTGATTCGGCACCAGTGAACCCGGCAACTTAAACCGTACGCTCACACGTCCCCCCTTCTTCAGTAACTCCACTCCCTGTCCGGCTGCATCATGCTCCAGAAACCAGATGTGGTTTTCCGGTTTATTCAGTTGCAGGGCCTTACCTCCCGTAGCCCCCGCATCACTGACCACCGCTTCAGCAATGTTTTTGTTAACATTGTCTCCGCTCGCCGGTTTGTGATAATAGCGCCAGCCCTGTGATGCCAGGTCTTCGCCGGACGCCAGCAGACTCATCAGGGTTCGGTTACTGACCGGGGCTTCCGGCTCTCTCTCCGTACCTTCACCGGAAGGTCCGGTGGGCTTCACCGTATCAGGCTGTTTTCCGGTAATGAATTCAGCGTTTCTCCCGGCATGCACAAGAATCGCCGTTGCCAGACGGTCGGAAATAATCCCACGACGTGCCCATGATCCAAAATGCGTTTTACGGTCAGCCGTCGTCCAGGTTTTGGCGTCCGTTCGACCACCGGCTCCGTAATACCCAATATCCGCAACATCCGGATCTTCTGACGGCTCGTTGGTACCCACATTTCGCCCGTTTTCATCCGTCATAAACGGCACAAAGAAGATTTTTTTTGCGGATTTCGTCTTGTATGCACCATACACCGCATCGTATTGCGAAGAATAAGTCTGCTTCCAGTAGTAGGTCGTGTCGCCACAAATCCAGGGAACCGATGACGGAGAGCCCCCGAGACACTGACCTCCGAATTCCGACAGGTCAGAACGATATTTTTCCACCATGGAATCAAACAGCCCCGGCTGAGTGGCGTATGCACCCTGTTTCAAATCAAACTCGCCCTGCATCCAGACCACTGCAAGCAGAATATTTTTAGGGTTGGCCTTCAGTGCGGCCTGAGTACGGGTAAGCAGGTCCTTGTACAGTGGCTTATCAACACCCCAGCGTGCCGAGGTCTCGCTTGCGCCGGTGGATTCGCTGAAGGTACCTTCATCGCCCGCCAAAAATGCAGAACCACCACGGCAGCACGGAACCAGAAGAATACCGGCATTCGCCGGAATAAACGGCAACAATTTCTTCGCGATATGTAATCCCTGCCCCACGCATCCATACTGAGCTGCGCTGGCTTTCGGGTGTGAAAACTTACTCAAATCCTGAACATCATGCAGGCAGTGGTCCGCAGGAATAATGTCATTGTAGTTACAGGACGCACCACCCGGCGTGACAGTGCTGCGACGCGCCAGCTGTTTAATACGCGGGTCCGGACGGTCATATGTCTCCGGCAGCGGAAGCCCTTCACCATACGCCATACCGTTTGACTGCCCGGCCAGGGCAACAACAAAGTAATACTCCGGGTTGCTGGTGGTGCTGATAACTGCGCCTTCTCCATCCGACGGCTTCACCACCACAGGTGTGGTGACATCACCTTCCGCCGCAATGGCCTGCATCAGGGTATAAGGCGTGATGGCCACCGGACTGCCAAATGGCTGCCACCCCTCCTTCAGTTTTTGTGTCAGTCGTTTCGCAAGGTCTGACGGCGATGCCGCCCTGACCACGTCATAGTGTTTAAATGCCATGAATCCTCCCGGCCGGGATAATATTGTGAGTAAAATAAGGAGCGGGCTGAAGTCCGGAAGTTACAGGACAATGGCAGAAGAGAGACGACAGCCCGCAATTCGAAAAAGACCGCGCAGTTGCGCAGCCTTATGAATTCTGGTTAAAATCCATTCGATTATAAAAATGTATATCTCATGCTGTTGCCCGAACCCACTCGGGCTTTTTTTGCCCACAAGAAAGCCCCTCCGGAGAGGGGCTAAAGCCGCGTATCTGTATCATCATGCACATGGTGCCGGGTGCCTCCCGGTGAGTTCAGCCCGGTGCCACTAAACCCGCGTCATTCTCGTTTTGATAATCAGAGATTATACCGTCACCAGTCGCCCCTCCGCTCAGGGGGATTCACCATGCGAAATTTTTTTAACAAATGCCCAGTCTGACAGGCAACTGTCAACTTACTGAATTGTGAGCAACATAGCATTTAACGGGGAACCTGTTTTCTGCAGTAAAAAGGCCCACCGGAGCGGATGGGCCTGGAAGGATAGCGGTCATGTGATGCCGGTTTCCCGGTAACTCAGCACCGGTATCTGAGTCAACGTTTTCTCTACTGGGTCATTTCCGATACGCCCTGCCTGCTGACAGGCTTTCATCACATCTGAAAATATAGCACCCTGACTGATACTGTAGTACCTAAGGTTCCAGAAACTGTGATGTATCCGGCACAGAAAAGCCCCTCCGGAGAGGGGCTGGAGAGTGGCACTATGTGCCATTGCATGGTGCCGGGTGCCTCCCGGTGAGTTCAGTATCAGCACCTGAACCCGCACAGAAAGGATAAGGGTCGGTGACAAAACACCAGTTGCTGATTGCCCCTCCGCACAGGGGGATTCACCATGCCAGTTTCTTTTAACAAACTCCCCGCAAACCAGACAACAGTCAACCGCCTGAATTGTGAGGTATTTAAAAATTTCAACGGGTAACTGATACCCTGCTAATCGCCTGATGCTTTCTTTTTCAGCAACGGGAAAGCAACAACCACCACACCCGCCACCAGCACACCGTCAGCCAGCACTGACATTATCCGGCTGCTGAAGTCCACCATCACCACCAGAAACAGCAGGAGCGCAACCACAGCCAGACGCATTTTTACCGTCACAGATGATTCTCCAGACGAAGGCCCAGAACACCGGCAATCTCTTCCAGCACCTTGCGCTCTTCCGGCTCTATTTCGCCGTCTGCTTCGGCAATGGCCACCGCCACATCCAGCACGTCTTCCGCTTCACGCGTATCGTGTTTCACATCCTCGATCTCACGTAACGCCGCACGACGACCAATTTTAAAGTTCGTATCCAGCTGACCGATAATGGTTGCGCTAATCGCATTAATTTCTGACGTAAACGCGGACAAGGTGGGCTGGTTACGTAATACCTGTTCGATCTTCGCTTTCTCGGAAGCCTCACATTCACCATCGGCATAAGCCACCAGGTATGCAGCGTTAATCACTGCCTGTGCCAGATCGCGTTTTTCAAACTTTTTAATTTCCGCAGACGCTCTGCGGGTTTTCTTTTTGAAGATTCCAAGCATTGTGACGTTCCTTTGGGTGGGTGAGCCAACGCCCGGGAGCGATCTGCCCACAGAGAAAGTCACACTGACCACTCCGTAAGCTCACCCCCGAAAGGCTCTGTGGTTGATATGCGCCGGGCGTGGCGCGGATACAAAAAAGGCCCGCAAAAGCGAGCCGGGAAAAATAAGTCTGGCGCGTTGTACTGGATTCGAACCAGTGACCGATTGCTTAGAAGGCAATTGCTCTGTCCGGCTGAGCTAACAACGCAGAATGCCGATAAATGGACCGCCATCGAGGACTCGAACCCCGCGCAACCAGCTTCGAAGGCTGGCGCTCTATCCCGATGAGCTAATGGCGGTATGTGATATGGTGGCCCTTGCTGGATTTGAACCAGCGACCTGGCGATTATGAGTCGCTCGCTCTCACCACTGAGCTAAAGGGCCGGGCGCAGGATAATAACGGTACGTAACTAATCCTGCAATATCATCCGTTCTGACTGGCTAAATCCTGAACTTCCCTGACCGTCTGTTCAAAACGTTCAGTCTCCAGCTCAACGCCTGTAGCACGACGCCCCAGCGCCATCGCGGCTTTGACTGTCGAACCCGACCCCATGAAGAAATCTGCAACCAGGTCACCCGGACGACTGCTCGCACTGATTATCTGCTGCAGCATTTCTGCCGGTTTTTCGCACGGATGTTTCCCGGGATAGTACTGCACCGGTTTATGCGTCCACACATCCGTGTACGGCACCTGCGCCGTCACGCCAAAATACCGCCGCAGATGCTTATATTCACTCTGCAGTTCCGCATACTGCCGGTTCAGTGAAGTATACGTCTCCAGCAGCTGGTGGTGGGGCTTTTCCAGTTCACCCCGCTGATGCTTCTCTTCTGCCACCCGGGCAAACAGCGCCTGTAATTTCAGATAATCACTTTCGTTCGGCAGCTGCCACTGACTGGCACTGAACCAGTGCGACACCATGTTTTTCTTTCCTGTGGCATCCACTATCTGTTTTGCCGTTATCCCCAGGGCAGCGCGCGCATCACGAAAGTAAGCAATCAGCGGGGCCATCACATGCTGTTTCAGTGCCCTGCCCTTCGCCTCATACCCGGCATCTTTCGGACGATACGGCCCCTGATAATGTTCCGCGAACAGAATGCGCTCTGTGGCGGGGAAATACGCCCGCAGGCTTTCCTTGTTGCACCCGTTCCAGCGTCCGGACGGCTTCGCCCAGATAATATGGTTCAGCACACTGAAGCGTTCACGCATCATGATTTCGATATCAGATGCCAGGCGATGACCACAGAACAGGTAAAGACTTCCGGCAGGTTTCAGCACCCGCCAGAACTGCGCCAGACACTGGTCCAGCCACTTCAGGTAATCATCGTCGCCCTTCCACTGGTTATCCCAGCCCTCAGGCTTCACTTTAAAGTACGGCGGGTCCGTGACTATCAGGTCAACAGAATTTTCGGGTAACGACCGGATAAATTCCAGGCAGTCGGCGTTGATTAACTCACAACTGGATATTTTTACAGTATTAAGCATGGATCATTAAACCTGTCTCTGATAGGCTCATTCTGCTTTTGCGCAAAGCAGTGGGCCTGAGGTTTGCTTGTGATCCAGACGCATGAGCAGATGGCTGGTGAGTGCCCCTAACACCCACCAGCCGCCCATTTACCACAAATAAAAAAGCCTTCAGGACTGAAGGCGTCTGTAACAACCAAACTGATAGTCTGCCAGACCCGCCATAACCAGCTGGGTCAGTATTAACTGGCAGCGTTCGCGTGAAAGGTAAGTATTCTGCGCTATCTCCCCGACTGTCGCCGGTTCGGTAACGCTTAATTCATTAAACACCACTCTGGCGGTTTCTGTCATATCCTGCTGTTTTAGCATGTCTTTTTCCCTTTTCCGGTTAACGTGACACACCAATAACTCTTGTCGAAAAAGCCAGCAAGCTGAAAGACAGGTATTCACCGCCACCAGCGCGTTTACTGTACTGACGCGATTTCAGTCATAAAAAACCCGCCAGGCGGCGGGGTGTAAAAAATCTTCTAACGTCAGGCATAAAACGCCCATCGTTAGAGCAAATTTACCACAGATTCGGGAAAAATCAACAACACTATCGCGTTACCCTCTTTAACTGCCGCTCCGCCCATGCCTCTTCAATGTCAAACCGAACCACCAACGTATCGTAAAAGCGTTTCACTGATTTTTTCCACGTATCAAGCGTGATAGCACTCGTCACTTTGCATATGGCATTAAATGCCTCCGTTGATGGCAGCCTTTCACAGCCACGACCACCACAACGCTGGCAATCTCTGATAACAGGCATACCACGTTTTACCGACTCTTCACGATGAATGGCGACACCACGCCCACGGCAATCCTTACAGGCGGTGGAAACCTCACCCTTTCCGCCACACTCCGGACAGGCAACTTTTACCACCTCCCTGACTTTTTTCCATTCTTCCCAGTAAGACGAATACACACCTTTCGTACACTTTGCCCATACCGGCGGCTTACCATCCGGATACTGGACCTTGTTTGTAAAAACTACGCTTTCAATAAATTTTTCCCCATAGCAACAAGGGCACTGCTTTTTACTCGCTGCGCTGCGGGCATAATCCTCAAAAGCGTACGAAGCCATAATGCGCATCACTACCGGTTTTATTTCTGCCGGAAGTTTTCTCAACGCCGCCACACGATCGCACCGACTGAGTGCATAATCTGCCAGTAATTCTGTTGCCCGCGCCCTGTCATTCATACTGATGCCCATTTTCCCCAGGAACGCAGAAAAACCCATCTCAGCCCGATTCTGTGTCATGCCCTGCGCGGCCATCACATCAGTGATACTCAGCGCATCTTTTGACGTTGAGGCCGATGCATCGGTCAGGCCAGGGGATTTTGGGGAGTAGTATTTCGGTAAATCTTCCAGTTTCATTTTTTGACCTGCTCTTAATGCATTATGGGGTAAATCTTCACCCCCAGACGTCCACCAGATACTGGCTGACCACGAACGATATTGATTTCATCAAACTGCTCATCGTCCATTAACACTCCCGCATGCGTCAGCGCATCCAGCGGTGCTTTCAGGATATTGTCCAGGTCGCGACGACGCTTATCCGGTGGCTCTGCAATCACCTTTATCGCCAGCCTTCCGGACAGGCTTAATTTCAGCCGCTGCTGGCGAACAATAAGCGCCACAGCCCGGCGATAACGCTTTCCCTCCTCCGAGATAAAATATGTGCTGCCACGGCGTCGCCAGTAAGTGTTCACCGTCGGCGGGTAAGGTAAAACCAAATCTATGAGCATCAGTCACCTCTTTTACCCAAGCACGCCAGTTGCAAAGGCGTGATCAAGAAAACGAAAAATTAAATCAACCTGAGAACCATGCTTTTCTTCGAACGCCAGAGGATCCGCATGAAGCTCGTTGTGATGCTCCCGACACAGCGGTAGCGTGAAAATATCGTGAGATTTTGTCCCCATTCCGCCCTGACCATGACCAATCAGGTGATGGGGATCGTCGGCTGGCTTACCACAACACGCACACGGCTGTGTCTTCACCCAGCGTGTGTATTTCTCGTTAACCCAGCGGCGACGTTTAGGTCGTTTCATGAAAGATTCCGGAGACTCAGGATCAACGGCAATGCTGACCACCGTCTCTTCCTGTGGCGGGTTTTGCTGGTGGGCGTGAGGCAGCGGCGCAAGATTTTTTGTGCGCTGCTTCAGTATGCTGGTGGCGGTCTGCTCTCCCGGTACGATGTCGCTTTCACGGTACATTGAGCGGATTTTTTCCGCACGCAACCCCAGCGAACGACGTAATACCGCTTCCGGTAGCGCGTCCGCCACCTGATTGCGGACCGCCCACCAGGATAATTCAGCCAGCGATAATTCCCGTTCCTGCGAGCCATTCATTGCATGGCGTATGACGTCAATCATCCATGCAGACAGGTTTTGGTGAGCAAGTTGCCCGAGTGATTCGGAGGTCTGGTCGCGCAGCTGGTTGTCGCAGTGCCAGCACAACACCATTGCGCCGGTACCATAACGGTGAATGACGGTTTCACTGTGGTGATAATCGCCGTGTGGCCACTGGCAGGATTTAACATGGCGCAGTAACCAATCAGACAATGCGCCAGCGCCACCAGCAGCACGAATCACTCGTTCGTCGCTGAAAAATGGCAGTAATGATTTATCCTCCGCCAGCGGCTGGCGAACGGCAGGAACGACCCCGGACGGCAGATTACGCATGCTTTTCGGTTCCGGCTCCACCAGTACCCGGGTATTGTGGAATACCGGCATGGATTCACGGCCCGGCTTAACGATCACCAGCCCGAGTTCCGGTACCAGAACAGGTCGAAGTAATACCCGCACGTTACCTCCAGATGCGTTGCTGGAATGTGCGGGACGGACGCGGTGGGCGTTCGGAATAAGGGAGTCTGACGTAGATTATCCAGTGACGATAATCGAGGGTGAGGGCTTTCCTAAACTCATATCCACGTCTGCGGTAGTTATGAATCAGCCATTCGGCCTGTTCTTCAGTACAGGGATCGTGCTGATACCAGTCATATTTGAATGCGTGAGAACGCCACCCGTGCCTGCTGGCAAAGGCAGAATCAGAATTGCGAAATTTGAAATTATGCGCCATTGTCATCTCCAATGGCGCTGCAGGTTGCCAGTTGTTCAGGCTGGCTCACGTATTATAACTTATTCCCGAACTACCTTGAAACCGAGTCTTTCCAAGTATTCAATGAATGCCTCAACAGATAACACTACATGATCATCAGGAATTAACGCTGTGTAGGTAATACCCCCATTCTCAACGCGCACAGCATAGAGGCCATCTTCACTAAAAATTTCACGTAATTCTTCGATTTTCATCAACAGAATCCTTCCAGATAAATAGCACTCCCCCTGTTCGGGGTCCATCCCTCTTCTCCCTGCGCGCTACTTAAGTATTTTTGATTCTATTCTGGCACCGTCCAAAACTTCAAACACGTTGAAAATAAAAACAAAAAACCCGCCGAAGCGGGTATACTCAAACAATCTGGAAAATATTTCTTGGATTTGTAATAGGTCTGTTGATGGAGAACAACTCACGAATTAAATCTTGGCTCAAGCCAGTTTTCATAAGAATTCTTAGCCAGGTTGCATCATCCAGCATTTCAATCGCCTCGGCCAGCATGCCGGGTTCTTCAGGGCGCAAAAGTTCATCACCAGGTTCAACTCTCGTATACCCTCTGGAATTAAGATGCATATAGCCAGTTCTTGCCTGTTCCTGGGTCAATAAGCCTAATGCGCTGGCTCGATAAATACACATTTTAAGGCTGATTTTCCATCTAAGTTTAAATTCAACCAGAGCATTCCAGTCGAATTGCTTACCTCGTATTCGTGGAAATTCTTTAATGAAAGATAACCTGGGAACTAATAAGGCGCTCGAAAAGTGATCGGCTTGTGATTCCGTAAGTTTATCACCTGTCGTTATGCCCTCATGCATTACTAAATGCCCTAATTCATGACCTAAATCAGAGCGAAATCTACATATGCTTTTTTTAACATTGTTCCTGATGATAACAGGCCTGTTATTGTGAACAGTAAAAGCATCAACACGATCATCGACTCCCGTAACATGCGCAACGATTACCCCTAAACTCTCCGCCAATTTAACCATTGATGATATAGGGCCAAGACCTAAATTCCAGGCACGGCGACAATCTTCTGCCACTCGCTCAATATCATTCGGAGTAAGTAATTCAGCCCCTGGGTGCTCCGGTATGTTAACGTCAGGAAATTCGATTTCACCTTCAACAGCAGAAATTATAATATTAAGAATCTCAGCCCTGGCCAATACACTATTAGTCAGCGTTTGAGTCCTGGACTTCTTACTCCGAAAATGGCAGACATCACTTTCCAGAGCGTATTTTCGTTCAGTAAAAAGAAAACTGGACTTAATCATAAGCGCTGAAGATATTAACTCAAGACATTGCTCCGATGGCCTGCACCCCTTCTCCAGTTTGCTAACGAATTGCTTTGTCTTGCCAATTTTTTCGGCTAACTCTTCACAAGAAAGCCCAACAGCCATTCTCGCTAGTTTGAGCTTATCACCCCGATACTCAGTGAAGTTATTCACCTGATGTTCCATCACTGCTCACATCCAAATCTTTATCCTTCGTACGCCGACGAAGAGGCACCTTATTAATCTCCGCTTCGTCAGGGAGTGTGTTATAATCAAGAGGCATAAGCGGCATCGATGCTGTAGATTGATGAGAAACTATACTAATCTGAGCACCATAAGTATTAAATCCAACAAGAGCTACCTCCCAACGAGGCAGTGTGGACTCTAATTCACCATCGCCCTCTTCGGATAAAAAAGGCTCAGCTATGACTCGCCATGTAATATCTTGCTCAGCCTCAACATCACCAAACAATGAGAGCTGCTCATACTCTACTTTATTTCGACGCAGACGATGTTTCTTTTTGGGGTTATTAATGCAATCTTTGGTAAATTGTAGCGGAACTTTATTTAAAGCAACTACATAGTCCAACCCCTTGGAAATCATCTCAAGGCCAGGAATTGCATCTTCATTTTGAATAAGATGATTTCTGACCCAATCATAAGCCCTTACACCTTCAGACCAGTTGCTGTCTAATGCGTGCTTATGATAGTACAGCTGCTCAAGTACGTTAGCGATCTCCGCCAACAAGTGGCGAACATAGTTTTCAGCAAGATAAGGTTGAAATTCCCAACAAGGAGCTAACTGATTTTCATTCATTTCAAGTTTCGCTTTTTTTAGAATTCGTAAACCACATATTTTCGCATTTTTCTATTTTTGTCAACCAGACTAATGCAAAAACCCGCCGAAGCGGGTTAAGTGCGGGTGCGTTGAGGATGCCTGGCACATCAGAGGTGGCGGGAGATTACTCCCCCGCCGGGTCTCTTACTCCTCAGGTTCGTAAGCTGTGAAGACAGCGACCTCCGTCTGGCCGGTTCGGATTCGTACCTCGCAGAGGTCTTTCCTCGTTACCAGTGCCGTCACAATGACGGTTAAACAGATGACGATCAGGGCGATTAGCATCGCCTTTTGCTGCTTCATAGCCTGCTTCTCCTTGCCTTTCGGCACGTAAGAGGCTAACCTACGTGTGTAGAGCATAGATATGGCCTCAGATTAATGTTAAGCGTCTTGCCGGACGCGTAATGTTAACTGGGGCTTTTCTCTATCTGCCTTTTGGTGTTCATGCCTGAGACAGATAGCCTCAAGCACCCGCTGCAATTCTACTTAACTCTCCTTTTCCCGCAAACCGTTTTTATCCCCAGCGGCAAATCGAATACACCATCAGCGTCACCGCCATCGCAATTCCTACCGTTGTTAATGCTTCAGGCCAGGTCATCGTAAAATATCCTCCACGCTTATCAGTCCGTTCCGCTCCAGATAACTCATCGCCTTATCCGGTAATTTGCAGTCTGGCTTCGCTTTCCTCAGTTGCCAGGTTAACTGCTTTACCAGCATGGTTAACTCATCGACCAGACGCTGATATCCCACTGGTTTGTATTCATGCAATTTACCGGCTGGCTCTGCTGCCAGCGATACCAGTGCGATTTCCAGAACAGCAATATCCATCTTATATGTGCGGATGATGTCATGGTCGATTGTACCCGGTATGCACAGTCTCTGTGCTTCAATAGTCTCCTCTGCGTGAGCTATTAACTGCTCTCTGGTAAAAGTCGTCATGCCGTAGCCCCTTCTTGATATTTTTCAAACCAGAACACAACCGGCTCTGCTTCCAGCGATGCCAGCGCAATCCGTGCCAGTTCCATTTGTTCACCACGGGTAAGCCCGTTTTCAAGCGGGTTTTTAATGAACAATTCAATACGTTCTTTGGTAATAGTGGTCATGTGTTACTCCTTAACCCGCAGTGCTTTCAACTGATGAGGGGAACAAAATCTTTTCATCAAACCCTGCATTCATATCATGGACAGCAACACACCAATCCATTGACGAACGATTATCAAGAGCCTCCATGATTTCATCCATGCGGCGCAGGTCATACAGGTAAATGCTTTTATCGCCAATGGTGTAAAAACCAATTTTTTTCGGTGATGGACAGCGATCAAGAACGTCCTGTAATTCGTTCAACCATGCCTGTTCTTTTTTTGTCAAAGTTGCCATATCAGTTTTCCTTATACGGATTAATTTTATTGTGCAGTGTGTTGAACGGAGCCCATACCACGTCGTTATACAATTCAATAACTGGCTCAATTATTTTTCCGATTCCCCATACCAGAATTAACGGGGATATCGGTATCATCAACACGATAAACAGAATGAGAAACAAAAATTCTGTCGCTCTACTTTTTCGCGGATATTCTTTTCTGAATAATGTAGGCACATCACTCTCCTTTGTTGCTCCTCAAAATTTTATGCCCTGGCGCAAAAGCACGCGTTTTGTCGGCACTTATTCGCCACCCATCTTTACGTGCCTCTTTTGCACAGCCAGCCCATGACGTACCGATATACTCACCAAAATCTGGCGACTGATATTTGCCATCCGTACACTGGCGGCAATCACAATAGAGATGCATGGTATAACTTGCGGCAATACCCATTCAGCCTCCTTTGATGCCCGTGTTTACAACCAGGCAGGCCTCCTTGAGTACCCAGTCAATAGCGTCTTTCCATGCTCCGGTTTCAACTGGCGGATCCTCACGCCGTACCTGTTCATAAAAGCGCACAGCTTTAACCAGTCCTTCTGATGTCACCGAAGCTGGCGGGGCCGTGAATAACGCCTGAATTTCATAGTTTGGTCTGTCGTTACAATCCTCTTTTGTCGGGACATATTTCCAGTCACCAACCCACTGCTTCCCCTGAAAGTCTGTAACGCCTTTTTTCACGTAGCGATATCGCCATGCCACTGGTTTTGCCTGCCCTGCCTTTTCATGCCCTTCCTGATAATTAATCTCGCTCATTCATCGCCCCACTCATCACAATATGCTTCGACCGGTGTTTTCCCTGCTTCATAATCATCACGCCATGCTTCAGCATCAGCGGCACTTCCACCGCGTAACTCTGCATAATCCATTAACAGTTCATGCCATTCTTCAAAACTGGCGTTATATTTAGTTGAACCAAAATCAGCCATTTTGTTCTTCCTCTTCGTCTTTTATTTCGTGGTATGAGTAATTGCAGTAGTTAAAGAAAATATCTTTAGCTTCATCCTGTATTTCATCTGGTGTTGCATCATCATCCACTTCGAATTCATCCTCGAAATCTCCACCGGCTATTCCCGTTTCAATAATTATTTTGAATTTTCGCATTTCACTACCGCCCTTTCGGACGGCCTCCTGATGTTCTGAGGGTGCAGAAATCCCTCCGGTTAAGGATTTGATTTTATTTACAGTGCTAAATTTAATTATTCAGTTCTGGATTTTGTCGCCCTGCATATCCGCGCTTTCGCGTTACGCTCAATCTGAATTAACTTTTCTATATTTTTCCGCCTTTCCTGTTCCTCCTGGCGCAATAGCCTTACATCATCTGCCAGTCTGGTTTCTCTTTTCGCCACAGAGAGCATCCAGTCAAACGGCTCCACAACTGCACCGCAGATTTTACAGCGGACCTGACGCTCTTTTTCGTCAACCCGAACAGAGGCGTGATGACAATATGGTCTTTCCGATGGCTCATAAAGAAAATTAACCTGATTACGAGGGTCATCCTCTTTTACCGGAAATAAAACGATATTGCTTAACTCATCCTCTGGTTTTATTTCCATGCTCCTCTCCTTTGATGCGAATGCCAGCGACGCGTAATGCGTGTTCTAAGTCAATCAGGTAAAGCCAACTGCCATTTTCTTTAGGTATCATGACATGTCGCTCATCTGCATTTATCGGGTGTCCATATCGAAGGTCGTAGCGAGTCGGTAATTGAACTTCCCGCGCTTCCAGTTCAGCAATACGCTTGCTCCCATCAGAGATAACGCCTTCGTAATACTCACGCTGCTCGTTGAGTTGTGATTTTGCTTCTTCCAGTCCATCCAGCAAATCAGCGATAATATCCGCTTCCCGATGACGGATGTGACGCTTAAACGCAGCAAGAGCCGCATCACAATCCCGTTCAGCATTTGGGCTGTCCGGGATAGCCTGATACCACGCCAGCGTCGACTGATAGTTTTGTGCTGCCTCACGAAGCGCCTCATAGTTAACCTCTCTCATTGAGCCACCTCCTGATAAATCACCGCATGCCCCAGTTTCTCCGCCAGTGCCAGCTCTGCCTTAGCGCCCGCTGACCGCTGCCAGCCATTCAGCATGTAAATCGCATCCACACAACGAATCATTGCCATGCAAATATCCATGTAGTGCGGCTGTGTCAGCCCGTCCGGAAGTACTGCCGGGTTTAAGACGGTATGCCCTTCCCGTTTCAGTTCCTCTTCCGCCTTGTGAAACGCCTCACGGTTGAAATTTTCATATCCCGTCATTGGACCGGCAATATAAACTCTGACCCTCACTCCATCACCTCCTGAAAGTTTCCCCGATAGAACGCCAGCACACGCTGCATAACTTCGCTCTGGCGGCACTCACGACAAATTATGTTCTGCCGTCTGTTGTAACGACGTATTTCTCCGTCAGGTAACTTTCGAATCAGTGTCGGGTCAGCAGCCTTCTCCGGTGTCTTACGCCATACGCGATACGCCTGCTCTGATGGAAATACCCCGCAACCAGAGAGCCAGACATCACCACTGGCCGCAAGCGCACCAGATAAACGACGAATAGCGGTCTTACTGACACCCGTTTTATCTGCCAGTTGTCGAAAAGTTTCTCGTCCGCTCAGGCGCACGAATTCCACAATGCGCGCCTTCACTTCTTCCCGCTCTTCTGGTGTAAATACTTTTGCCATAAGCGCCTCCGGCAATCACTTTTCCGATACAACACGGCGGGAAGAATCAGTAATCTGTCGAACAATATCCCGGTGCTTGTTCACCTCCCGCAGCGCGGCGCAGACTCGCTCCCACTTCTGAACATCACTTTTCGCCCTGCGCAGCGCCAGGTTTGCCCTGCGAAGGGACGGAAAAATCAGCTCATCTGCTTGCGTTTCGGTAAACGATGGCAACGGCTGCACAATGTCCGCCACAGTTTCTGTTTTAATTTCTTCCTGTGTTGCGGCTTCCCGGACTGGTAACGCAGCACCTGCTGGCTGAGGAAAGGCCTTACCATCACTTTCCGTTACCAGCGCGGCTTTCGGCTCTGCTGGTAAATTATCGCCCGGCATGCAGTAACGAAATTTATCGTTCTGATTAACGCGTGCCAGCCGCCCCGTTGCGGTTACCACCGCCAGCGTGGAGGCAACCTTGCGAGTACTGACGCCGAACTTACCCGCCAGTTCCTCACACGTTTTAGCACCATCCTGACCGATAAACTCAATCATCATGTCTGCGGTAACTTTTTGTTCGACCTCCCCGGTCAGCATATCCTGTGCTTCAGATTTTACTGGCCGCTCTTCGGTTACCCGGGATTCACCTTCGCCAGCCAGAAACCAGGTGTGACCAGTTTTATCAACGACGCCATTTCTTTTGAGTTCCCACAGCTCGTTGAGAACCTCTTCACGACTGATATCAAGTCGCGCGGCCAGTTCTACCGATGTGGCTTTTCCCATTGCTTTCAGTGCGTCAAATACGGTTTCCATTAAAATTTCCTCCGACAAAATCGTTTCTCAGATTCAAATAAAACCAGCTGCCTTCCGGCGTTCGTATTCCTGTTTCAGCCGTTCAATTGGCGTTGGCCCTTGCGGGTGTTTCGCCCCTTCCAGTTGTCGTCGCACTGGCGGAACACTCATCCCGTTACCAACATGCTTTGCCCATTTCGTCAGTTGCCGTTCCGCAAGTCGTTTTAACTCACCCTGCGTCATCTGGCGCTCAATCCCTCTGGTACGCATTTCGAGGCAGATGTGGTACAGCACAGGCTGAGGCCACGGATATTTGTCGCTTCCGTCATATCGCCAGGACTCATCACGCCAGCGGCGGTACTCCTCCATCACAGCATCCACCGTCAGGCCAAATGGATTGGCCCCGCTTTCTGAAATCAGCGCCACAAACTCAGCCAGGTCCGGAGGCCATGTTTCACCCGCCCGGCAGCGGTCCATGCACTGGCGGCAGACCTGTCGGATTTGCTGCTCAGTCATCGCGCCAATCTGTGCAATCCAGAGCTTCGAAGGTGCGGCCCCGTTCTTCTGGGTCCAGCGGTTCGAATAAACCTCCCCCATGAGTTCCCACAGCTTCCAGACCGTTTCCGTCGCTGATAAATCCGTTTTCACGTTCCCACTGCTCACGTGCTGCCCGAATTTCCTGAACTGCCCGTGATGCGGTGCCACCTGGTGCTGCTGCATGGTTTACCCCCTTGCTGACTGGCTTAACCTGCGCCCTGACGTGATTTACGTGACGGGCGAATTTCTGCTCCCACTGAACCTGCGTGAAAACTTTCCCCTCCGCTGCCCAGTAGTCCCGGAAAGCGGCAAGTTCAGCAGGTGTAAATTCCGGCTCCGGCAAAGCCATCCCCCACAACGCAGCCCGTCGTCGAAAATCCGGCGACGGATGCCAGTCATCGACCATCGGAAATTTCCCGATGGGTTCGCTCAGTCCATCCAGGGATGCAGGTTCTGCTGCCTGCAACGGCGTACCACTCGACTCACTGGTCGGAGCACTCTCGCGCACGTGCGCGTTATGTGTGGGGTTTAATTCTTTATCTGTATCTTTATCTGTCGTGACTCGTCGTGACATGTCGTGACATATGCGTGACTCGTCGTGACACCCCTCATTCTGTTTTCGTAATTTTTCCCTCTCGCGCTGCGCTCTCTTGCGCTCTGCCGGGGATTTCGCGGTTTGTGAAACGTTGCCATTGTCCTCTTTCAGTACCTGGCGTTTTTCCCATCCGGTGATTAAATCTCCATCAAGTACCCGCCCCTGCATTGCCTGTAAAATTGAATCAATTACTTCTTCCGTCACATCAAGCGCACTTGCTAAATCTTCCGTCGTGACATCAATGTGACCACGTAGTGACACGCCGTGACATGTCGTGACATTTCGTGACGCGCTCACCAGAAGGTGGATATACACTGCCATCACTGTTGCAATTGGCTGCCCTGACACCCTGGCAATTGTTCGCCACTTAGGGTCATTTGGCATGTCATGCCATAATCTGAGCCAGGCGTTAGCCATACTCACCTCTTCTGATACCGAATCTTTTTACTCACAAATTGCCGGAAGTGATCCGGTATGAATATTGCGAGTCAATGCACAGCCACAATATTTCCTGCAGGGCCACCACGATTCATCTGGTTGAAACCAGCGATCGCCACTGCGACAAAATCATCAGCGTCTCTCACCAGTCGTTCCCGCGTCTCCACCAGCTCCCGAAAATAAGCTGAACTGTGGCTGCGCATTCGGGCCACCAGCAGAGGCGGCATTGCTTTTTCGATCGCTGGTAACAACGCCTGAATTTTTTTAACCGCATCAGGAGTGTCTTTCTCCACCCAGCGGAAAATTTTCTGGGTATTGCGAGCCAGGGCTTCCGGATGGCTGTCGTCATATAATTCCGGGAACGTCATACCAAGCTCAAAATAAGCCCGGGTTATTTCAGCTGCCGGAACTTTTTCACCGTCCGGATGCGCCCAGGCATTCATCGCCATGCGGATGTGCTCATGCCTGATTTTCATGAATCAACTCCGATGCATTTGGTGTGTTAGCCTTGAATCCAACAGGTAAGCCGTCGGTTGGATTCGGGTAAATATCAGGCCGGAGTTCATGAGGTGTAACCTCGAAATTCGTTACTTCAGCAACACGTAATGCTTTTTCAGGGCTGAATCTTTCATAGCCCCCCAGCACTCGACTTACATGCACCTGAGATAAACCCGTTAGCTTCCCAAACTGTAGCTGGGTGATATGTTTCTCTTTTAAATAGTCTCTTAAGTTCATAGCCAACCTTCTACGTTATGTCTCGAGCAAATATTAGCCCCGCTAATTTTAAAGATCAATAGCCAGACTATCTTTGATAATATTGGTAAAACAAATAAACTCTATGTATGAAAAAAACACGCGAAGTGATTGCAACTCCAGAAGCGAGCAAGAATTTAAAAGCCGCATGGAATGCAAGAAAAAAAGAGCTGAAGCTGACTCAAGAGCTGGCGGCTGAGTTGTTGGGATTCGAATCTCAAGGCACCGTTAGCCAGTATCTGAACGGCAAGATACCAGTAAATACCGACGCTGCGCTAAAATTTGCGGCTCTGTTAAAGGTAAAACCAGAGGACATTCGAGAAGACCTTAAAGACTTAATGAATTATGTAAGATCATCAGATACTTATGATGATAACTTTTCAGGCAAAGGATGGAGGCTGGTCAATGAAGAACAGGCAGAGTTACTTAACCTCTTCGAGATTCTACCTGCGTCAGAAAAAGCCAAACTCCTTAACCAGCTACGTGGACTAAACAAGCTCTACGAGGAAGCCTTCGAGAACATGCTGGCACTAAAGAAACGTAACCAGTAGCCACCGCTCACTACCCCATCCACAACAAAAAAACCGACGTCTTAGTCGGTTTTTTTGTGCCATAACTTCTGAAAATCAGCTGTATAACTAATATTTTTCCCTTGAAAAAACATTTACATAGTTACCAAATCAAAAATATCATACGCCATACTGTTGACTTAAAACATCCGCGTTACTAATATTTCTATCAAGAACAGCACGGCGCTGTAGGTTTTAGTTCCGCCACCCGGCGTTAAGGGGAAATGAGGTCAGCATGGATACTATCGAGCTTGGCAACAACGAATCTCTGGTGTACGGCGTGTTTCCCAACCAGGACGGCACATTCACCGCGATGACGTATACCAAAAGCAAAACGTTTAAAACCGAAAATGGTGCCCGTCGCTGGCTGGAAAGAAACTCAGGTGAGTGATATGGATTTCGACACAATCATGGAAAAGGCTTACGAAGAATACTTCGATGGTCTTGCCGAAGGCGAAGAAGCTCTCAGCTTCAGTGAATTTAAACAGGCGCTTTCCAGTTCGGGAAAATCTAACGGCTGATAAGCGAAACAGCACCGCGAGGAATCAGTATGCAGAAACGAGAACCCGTCATCATCGCGCCAGACTATACCGATGATGAACTTTATGAGTGGATGCGCCAGAAAATTAATGCAGTGCAGGATCTGAAATGGGCCAATGAAGCCAGGACTAAGCAGGCTGAAAATCTGTCCGCTCTGGAGCAGGATATCACCAGGCTGGAAAAAGCAGCGGCATTAAGCATTGCCAGAATGGTTACATACCCACGTTAATAGCTAACCAACGAGGCTAATAATGGAATTTAAAGATTTACCAATGCCATTCCAGGAAATGGCAGCGAATATAGTTCGTTCCCAACTGGCGACTCTTGACCTGAGTACCGTAGAAAAAGAAACCATCGATACTATATCCGGTAACGTGCGTCGTGCCTTTATCGGTCTGTACGAAGAGAAGCAGCTCTCTGATAACCAGGATTTACATGAAAAATACTTCCTGGATCTAATGGACATCATTGATAAGGGGTTTGGCTTGTTAATGAAAAAGAAAGGGATTCGAATAGAACCCCTTGAAAATTACTTTGCAACAAAAAGCATTAATTCTTTTGATTCAAAATAAGAGAATTAATTACAGACTTAACATGCTCTTTCTCATGATTGAAGCTCTCATGATTGAAAGTGCCGGGTTGAAGCGAGTCGATATAATCAACAAGACTCTGTCGTACGACTTCATTTTTATCCATAACAGATGCAAGAAATGAAATTGCTAAAAGAGTTATATCACTACGCGCCGCAGCATGCTGCAATGCTTTATCAAAATTATTAATCTGGCGTATCAGGGAGTTAATGATTTCATCATTTTCAGTCGACATTTCACCCTCCTGAGGGTTGGTGATTAAGGAGTTCTCCACGGGTGAGGTGGAGTGCGTGCGCCGGACACGGGTGAGCATCCGGCACTGACAGTTTACTGAAAGGATATTTCCCTGAAAAGTCAGACCATAACGCGAAAGCGCTCGGCGAGGTAGCTGGTTCATAGATAGCCTGTCGTTAAATTTTCGTCGACCGTGCGCTTCCGGTTGTGGCAATCCGCGAAATGGCGCGGCGGTAAGTATGGCGGGGTTATTCCTTCCCCCGTTGAGGACACCGGGTTGTCAGGTTGACCATACGCTTAAGTGACAACTCCGCTGCAACGCCCTCTGTTATCAATTTTCTGGTGACTTTTGGCGGTATCAGTTCTACTCCGTGACTGCTCTGCCGCCCTTTTTAAAGTGAATTTTGTGATGCGGTGAATGCGGCTCAGCGCACGCGGAACAGTTAAAACAAGCGGTCTTTTACGGGCGTAACGGGAATGCTCTGTATCCGACGTTAATTGTTAACTGGTTAACGTCACCTGGAGGCACCAGGCACCGCATCAACAAAGTTCACTTCGGTGATGAAAGGTAGAGAAAATGTTGAATGTAGCTATTGAAAACCAGAACGGGTGGAATTATAGTGCACCTGCACCTCATAAAACGGGTGCCGGGCGTGGAAACCCGAAATCATTCACGGCGCATAACCGCGCTCAGGCGGTTTTTTTATGCGTTAAGCACAGCCACATTCGCATTATGGTGGGGCGTGCAGGGCAGCCGCAAGGCTGGCCGGGTTCCGTGATGACCGGTATTTCCACCCCTGTACGTCTCACCACCCTTATGGTCGTGGAAAACCTCGGTGGTGAGTTAATCAAATTCATCGCGGAGGTTGCCATCATGGCTACTATCCTTACCCTTTCTCACCCTGACGTAACCATCGAAAATGGTCGCGCTGTCACTACGTCTGTTGCGATCGCCGAGTTCTTTGGCAAACGCCACGAACGAGTGTTGGATAAAATTCGCAATCTGGACTGTTCAGCAAAATTCACTGAGCACAATTTTGTGTCAAGCGAATACACCGACTCAACCGGGCGCAAACTCCCAATGTACCAAATCACCAAAAACGGCTTCGTTTTCCTGGTGATGGGCTTCACTGGCAAAAAAGCCGCTGCATTTAAAGAGGCATACATTGCTGAGTTCGACCGCATGGAAGCAGAACTGCGCCAGAATAACGCCCCGTCTCCCGACAAAATGATTCACGGGGACGGACGCACCCTGGTTATCCGTCTCGACGAACACGGCAATATCAAATTCACTGAAACCGTTCCTGACGACGCAATGGTCTGCACCCTGGATACCTTCCGGTTTTATCTGGAGAAACAAGGATGGACTCTTGTAAACCGGAGCGCAATTAAAAATATGACTGTGGAGCAATTGCTAAAAATTCATTGTTGAGGACGCGATAATGGAAACGTCACTACCAAACGTTAATACGTCTGACGGGTGCTTTAATATTGGTGTTCTGCTCAGTAACAGGGATTTCACCGAGGATGCAATCAATATGAGAAAATATGAACCCTACCTGCTGAATGACAATTCCATACTCTCCAGAATTGCCCTTCTTAAACTCGGTATTTTCGGAGAGTGGCGATGAACACATTATTCGTACTCATTCTGACTGTACATCTCAATACTGGTGAGTCGCTTGATGCAATCACCGGCATGTACAACTCAATGAAAGAATGCATGGCTGCCGCAGCGGAACAGAAAATTCCCGGCAACTGTTATCCGGTCGATAAAGTTATTCACATGGACAATAACGAAATCCCGGCAGGATTAAAAACAGCGCCGTAATTAATATCCAGTTTCATTTTTATATGCCAGCAATGGCAGGGATTTGTTCACCCTTAAATCTGTAATGAGGTAAAACAAAATGAGTAAAGTCTTTATTTGCGCCGCCATTCCGGACGAACAGGCAATAAAGGAAGAAGGTGCCGTCGCTGTAGCCACTGCCATTGAAGCCGGTGATGAACGTCGCGCCCGCGCAAAATTTCACTGGCAATTCCTGGAACATTATCCGGCTGCTCAGGACTGCGCTTATAAATTTCTTGTCTGCGAGGATAAACCCGGTATACCCCGCCCTGCCCTAGATTCCTGGGATGCTGAATATATGCAGGAAAACCGCTGGGATGAGGCGTCTGCTTCCTTTGTCCCGGTTGAGACTGAATCAGATCCGATGAACGTCACTTTTGACAAGCTGGCCCCTGAAGTACAGAACGCTGTCATGGTTAAGTTCGACACATGTGAAAACATCACCGTTGATATGGTGATTAGCGCGCAGGAACTGTTGCAGGAAGACATGGCAACATTCGACGGACATATCGTTGAAGCGTTGATGAAAATGCCAGAAGTTAACGCCATGTATCCGGAGCTTAAGCTGCATGCCATCGGGTGGGTTAAGCATAAATGTAAGCCTGGTGCCAAATGGCCCGAAATTCAGGCAGAGATGCGCATCTGGAAAAAACGTCGCGAAGGTGAACGCAAGGAAGCCGGAAAATACACGTCTGTTGTTGATCTCGCCCGCGCCAGAGCCAATCAACAGCACACTGAAAATTCAACAGGAAAAATCAACCCGGTCATTGCTGCCATTCATCGCGAATACAAGCAGACATGGAAAACACTGGATGACGAACTGGCCTACGCTCTCTGGCCTGGTGATGTGGATGCCGGAAACATTGACGGCAGCATCCATCGCTGGGCAAAAAATGAAGTTATCGACAACGACCGCGAAGACTGGAAGCGTATCTCGGCATCAATGCGCAAACAGCCTGATGCCCTTCGCTACGACCGCCAGACTATTTTTGGCCTTGTCCGTGAACGTCCGATCGACATTCACAAAGACCCTGTGGCACTGAACAAATACATTACTGAATACCTGACTACAAAGGGCGTGTTTGAAGATGAAGGAACAAATCAGAGCGCAACTGATACTCTCTCGTCGCCAGTACCAGAAACTGATGCAGTGGAAACGGCAATTCCGGACAACGAAAAAACCGAATGCAAAGTGGAAGTCGAACCATCTGTAGAACGTGAGGGGCCGTTCTACTTCCTCTTCACCGACAAGGATGGCGAAAAATACGGTCGCGCAAACAAACTTTCTGGTCTGGATAAGGCGCTGTCTGCTGGGGCTACTGAAATCACGAAAGAAGAATATTTCGCCCGCAAAAACGGTACATACTCAGGTTCACAACAAAATACTGGTGCATCTGACACGACCGCACAACCAGGGTCAGTAAAAGTTACCGCTGACGAAGTAAACAAAATTATGCAGGCAGCCAATATCAGCCAGCCTGACGCCGATGAACTGCTTGCAGTATCACGTGGTGAATTTGTTGAAGGGATTAGCGACCCGAATGATCCGAAATGGGTTAAGGGGAACCAGACCCGCGATTCTGTGAACCAGAACCAGCAAGAAACGGAACAGAACGACCAGAAAGCGGAACAAAACAGCCCAAATGCGTTACAAAACAGCCCAAATGCGTTACAAAACGAGCCAGAAACGAAACAGCCTGAATCAGTGGCGCAACAGGAAGTGGAAAAAGTCTGCACCGCCTGCGGTCAGACCGGCGGCGGCAACTGCCCTGATTGTGGCGCGGTAATGGGCGACGCAACATACCAGGAAACATTCGATGAAGAGTATCAGCCTGAAGTTCAGGAAGATGATCCGGAGGAAATGGAAGGCGCTGAACATCCACACAAGGAGAACACTGGCGGCAATCAGCATCACGATAGCGATAATGAAACTGGCGAGACGGCAGATCACTCAATTAAGGTGAACGGTCATCAAGAAATCACATCCACCAGCAGGACGTGTGACCATCTAATGATCGACCTTGAAACCATGGGAAAAAATCCTGATGCCCCGATCATCTCAATAGGTGCAATATTTTTCGATCCGCAAACCGGAGATATGGGACCGGAATTTAGTAAGACTATCGATCTGGAAACTGCTGGCGGAGTCATTGATCGGGACACCATTAAATGGTGGCTTAAGCAATCACGCGAAGCGCAATCTGCCATTATGACCGATGAAATCCCGTTAGATGATGCACTGTTACAATTGCGGGAATTTATCGACGAAAACTCCGGTGAATTTTTTGTTCAGGTTTGGGGAAATGGAGCCAACTTCGACAACACGATTTTGCGCCGTTCATACGAACGGCAGGGGATCCCCTGCCCGTGGCGTTACTACAACGATCGCGATGTACGCACAATCGTTGAGCTGGGGAAAGCCATAGACTTCGATGCCAGAACGGCTATTCCATTCGAAGGTGAGCGCCATAATGCACTTGATGACGCCCGTTACCAGGCAAAATACGTTTCAGCTATCTGGCAAAAACTGATCCCAAATCAGGCTGATTTTTAATGTTCAACCCCGGTCGTTGCCCACCAGCTATAGTGGCGGCGACCATGATTAGCGAACGACGCTCATGGCAAGACTTATTCTGCTCACTGAGTGGGCAAAAGAGGAATTCAGTGAACCGGTCCCTACTCCGAGTACGTTAAGTAAATACGCTAAAGCCGGAATGATATTTCCTCTCCCCAAAAAAGTTGGAAGACGCTGGCGAGTGGATCCGCAAGCTCGCTTTGTCGGAATGGTAAACAAGCCGGAGGTGATCGCCACAGATCACCCTGCTTTGAAGAGGATACTGGAAGATGGCGCGCCCGCGAAAATATAAAACCGATGTTCCGGGATTATCTCCGTATTTTGACAAAAGAAATAACAAAGTTTACTGGCGTTACAGGCATCCCATAACAGGCAAAAATCACGGTCTCGGCAGTATTGACCAGAAACTGGCAGAAACTATTGCAGCAGAAGCGAACAGCCGTCTTGCCCGGCAGCAAATGGAACAAATGCTCAGTCTGCAGGAGAAAATTATTAGTGATACCGGCGGTTCATCAACCGTTACCATTTTTCTGAATAATTACAGAAAAATTCAACAGGAAAGATATGAAAACGGCGAGATCAAACTCAACACGCTGAAACAGAAAGCGGCCCCTCTCAGGGTATTTGATGAACGTTTTGGCACCAGACCGTTAGATGCCATAACCGTAAAAGATGTGGTATCAGTACTGGAAGAGTACAAGGCCAGAGGACATAACAGAATGGGACAAATTTTCAGGAAAGTACTGATCGATGTTTTCCGGGAAGCTCAGCAAACGGGCGATGTCCCGCCAGGCTTTAACCCTGCAGAATCGGCAAAAAAACCGCAGGTGCGGATATCAAGACAGCGACTGACTTTTGATGAGTGGATGATGATTTATAACGCAGCGGAAAAGGATGGTTACTTTTTACAGCGCGGTATGCTGCTGGCACTGATGACAGGCCAGCGCCTTTCAGATATTTGCAAAATGCAATTTTCGGATATCCGGGATGGTTATCTTCATGTCGAACAGCAAAAAACAGGAACCCGGATTGCCATCCCTCTGGCTCTGCGTTGCGATAAATTAAATCTCACCCTGGATGATGTAGTGTCATCCTGCCGCGATTGCGTTCTTAGTCCGTGGCTATTGCACCACCATCACGCGAAAGGGACAGCTAAGCGCGGCGGGATGGTTAAGCCAGCAACATTAACCGTTGCATTTAAAAAAGCCCGGGATTCTGTGGATTACAACTGGCGTGCTAATGGCACCCCACCCTCTTTCCATGAGCAGAGATCTTTATCAGAGCGATTGTTCAGAGAGCAGGGGGTTGATACCAAAATTTTGCTGGGCCATTCGAATCAAAAAATGACCGATATTTACAACGACGCACGCGGTAAGGAATGGAAAAAACTGGTCATTTGA